CAGGGGCCGTTATGGAACAGCACCCTACGTTAGCGTCAAGGGATTCATACGCCACTCGTCTGGGCCTTATGTCCCAGCGAGGCGCTAAAGTAATCACATACGACACTGAAGACGGAGAGGTCAGCAGGATAACAGTTAGACCTAGAGCCTAAGCCGTCTCCCTAGTTTCTTCGCTCAAAGCCCCCTCGATGGCAGCCCTTGTTGTAAAGGGTTTGCCTTTAGCGTCAGTGAAATACTTAATGCCTTGAGCATCCAACACCTTGATTAACTTCGGCGATGTATACGCCTTAAAGATGTGGAACAGGTCGCGGTAGTACAAGTATTCGGTCTGATCTTTCATTCGGTTCTCCGTTTAAAAAAAGCCCCGCTAAACCGCGCGGGGCAATAGGCGTGGGAGCGCCCTTCTCACCAAGGGATATCTTCAGTTGGCGCAGGAGCTGGCTGTCGAGCAGGCTGCCGAGCGGGCTGATCAGCGCTTGGCTTCCAAGTATTCAACTCAGCGTACCACTTGCCTGATCGACCTTCTTTGATCTCTATGTTCATCCACTCTGAATCTGGGTCTGCCTTCTTGCGAGCGGCAACCCAAGGGCCAAACTCATCCAGCTTGATTGATAGCTTCAGCTTTACAAAGTCTGGCGCATCATCGCCCGGCAGCTTAACTAACATTCCATCTACAAAAACTTTTTGATCACTCATAACATCTCCTCAGTCTTATATCCAAAGTTTTCAGCCACATCGGCATGAAATAGGTGGTCAGGCGGAAAGTATCCTTTGAAATCTTTCCTGCCTATCATTGGCTTAAATATCTCCCAAAAACTTCCATCGTATTGTTCTTCAAGATATTTTTTAAGCCTCTTGGCATCATCAAAATCTCGATACATGCCATCCATCATTCCGGTTTTTAGGTCTATCAACAAATAGCCAAAGCCTTTATCAATCATTGCGTTCTCCTCAATGGATTGATTTTCATTACTTGATTTTCATAGGTAGTGAAGACACCACCTTTTGACTGCGCCAGATTCAAAGCCTCCTTTACCTCGTTTGGCGTCTCTTCTATGATGCACCGCAATGTCTCCCACTCTTCGTTAGCCACTGCGGTTTTGACTTGATTGATGAAGTCCCACTCATCGCGTATCACTTTCATGTACGCAAGGAACTCTTCTTTGCCGCTTACCATCCTCGCTTCGCACCGGATGTTGCATTGTTTGCATCGTCGTCTTTATCAGCTCCAATGCCCAGTGCCATTGATAAGCTGTAGCGTTTTGCATAGGTGACTGCACTGCCAAATGCTTGGGCTGTTGGTTTGTCTGCCCGAACAATCATCTTGCCAGTTGATAGTGAGCTACCATGGCCGTACAGCACAGTCTCAATACAAGCACCTACCTCACACTCATGGCTAATCTGCTGGATCATTATGCCGTGGCCATTTAAAGCCTCCTTGGAATAATCCCAAAGATCCTCAAACTTAACGTAGCTACTTTTAAAGTGAGGGTTTACTGCTTCTGCTTTGGCGTGAGATAGCTCCTGTTGAACTTCAAGAAGCTTTTCTATTAACGTAGTCATACTGCCTCCTTCATTTGATTGAGCTTGCAGTCTACAAAACTTTTTAAAACTTTGCAAACCTTTATATAACTTTGTTGACAGATCGGCCAAAGTCGTTCAGAGTTAAGAGCTTTCACCACAACAAAAAGGGGATAAAAATGCAGGACGAATGGGCAGACTACTGTGACGCAGTAGGTAGCAAACCCACCTTTGTAATCAAAGAAGAACTAATCAACGAAGCCTTTCCCGGAAACCCACATTACACAAAACAAAACGGATCATCTCTCTCTCGCCTGCGGGGCGTTGCAGTCAACAGCCGCATAGAAGAGCTTGAGATGCGCCTAGCGAAAGAAAGAGACGTTATCCCGGGGATGATTACCACCGGCACTGTAACGCTCGTATACGCGCCCTCAGGGGCTGGTAAGACGGTATGGATTCTGGGCAACCTATTCCAGAGTATTCGGAATAACCTAATAAAAGGCTCGGATGTGATCTATTTTAACGAAGATGACGGAGCCAAGGGCGTACTCCAGAAAGCCAAGATGGGCCACAAGCATGGCATGACCATGATTACCCTGGCTAACTCTCCAGATCCTTCGCTACGCACAACGACTGATGCGCTCCATTTACTGAATGCTATCCGCGAGGAGGGCGAAGCTGACGGCAAGATCGTTATCTGTGACACCCTCAAGAAGTTTGCCCCCGTCCTCAACAAAGGCGATATGCGAGAAGTCCTGCACGTGTTCCGTGAGTTCGCCGCTGCTGGCGGCACAGTTATCCTGCTAGGCCACTGCAACAAGCATCGAAGCATGGACGGACGACTAATCTATGAAGGCGTAGGTGACCTCAAGGCAGACGTAGACAATATGTTTGGCCTTGATCCTGTCAACGACAAGTTTGCCTTCTACCAAGAGCTGTTAGTAATCAATGAAAAAGATCGTAGTCAGATCAGCTTCGAGGGCGGGTTTAAGTATAAGCAGACCAGTGCGACAGTGGGGTATGAGGAGTCAGTAGATTCTGTGCAGTTTATGACAGTCGACGACATCACAGAGCTTAAAGAGAAACAGCGAGCGCAGATCAACATAGGCAAAGCCATCAGCAAATACGAAGACGAGTACGTGCTTCTAAGTAGCGTCATGAAAAACAACAAGATGTTTAGCCAGTCTGATCTTCTTCAGCTTTTACATGATGACGAAATCAATCCCAATGGATGCACCAGAAAGAAGCTCCTTAACTGCATTGATTTGCTTAAGGGAAACAACCTAAAGCTAGAAAGACGCGGCGAACACGGCAAGAAATTCTACCGTTGGGTGCCAATGTAATCCCCAGAATACCCAGAATCCCCAGAATACCTCTAATCCCCTTCTGTAGGGGGCGGGGTAGCCTAGACATAGGGGGGGGTAAATAAGGGTATTAGGGGGAAACTGGGGAAACTGGGGAAACTGGGGAAACTGAATGGACACATCACACCGCTGGCTTGTTGACACTAAAGACAAGATGAACTTTTTTATCGCTTTCGTTACTACGCAGTTTGGTGACGGTAAGAAGATACTGTACGCAATCAAAGATACTACGCGCAGTGACAGGCAGAACAACGCTATGCACCTTTGGTTCCGGCAGATAGCGCAGGAGCTAAACGACGCCGGATACTGGGTACGACATCCCTTTAGCGACAAACTGGAGATACCCTTTACGGAGGTGCTGGTTAAAGAAACCCTCTACAAGCCCATCATTAAGTCCATGTACAACAAAAGCTCTACAGCTAAGGTAACCCCCAAGGAACTCTCAGAAGCCGCTGAGGTGCTAATTAGGTGGCTCTCAGAGCATAAGGGCGTATATGTACCCTTCCCCCAACAACTAAAGGATCAACTAAAGTGAAACTAAAAAGAACAGCAGCAGATCACTGGTTCAGCCGATGTGTCCGTATGCGGAACGACTTCAAGTGCCAAGGCTGTGGCGCACAGTACGAGTCAAATAGCACAGGGCTGCACTGCTCGCACTACTTTACACGCGCTAAGAAGGGCATACGGTACGACGGAATGAACGCCTTTGCTCACTGCTATGGCTGCCATCAGAAGTACGGCAGCAATCCTGACTACTTTGTCCGCCACTACATCGACGAGTACGGCGAAGGCGCCCTTGAGTTATTAAGAGAAAAGGCTGAGGACATTATGCTGGGTAAGCGCATGAACAAAGAGCAGAAGGAAATAGCCAAGCATTACAAGGAAGAGGCCGCCCGTATGGAGAATGACAGGGCGGCAGGTGTGGCTGGTTGGTTAGAGTTTAAAAGCTGGGATTAAAGGTTTTCTTCGAGGATAGGCTGAACTACGCGCATGTACGGTGCCCAAAGAACGCCCTTGCCCTCTTTGATTGTTTCCTCTAGATCCTTATTGCCTGCAACTAAGGGGAGTACGTCGCTAGAGACATCCTCAACCATGTCTAGAGGAACAGGCATAAACCCTCCAACAAAAGACTTAGGGTTGCCTTCAATTGCCTTTTCAAGGCTATAGGTGCTTTGGCTGTTTACGGTGGCGACACCCAGCATGAAGTCAACAAAGTACGTTGCCATCCTGTCTAGATCGCCAATCTCTTCACCTTTAACTGGTTGGCGAAGTTCGTTTAGCAGGGTGTTGCCTCCGCCAACAACGGCGAGGTAAGCCAAGCCATTCTTGATCGCCTCTTTTTGATTGCCCTGCTTTGCTTGCTGTATAACAAGTCGATTAATTTGCTGAAGCTGTTTTATTCCGAATGTGCGGAGCATGTAAAGAAGTCGTCCATTTGGATGGTCGATGTACCACTTCGGCATCTGAGCCATGTCGGATGGCTGGAGCTTTGCAAGCTCTGCTGCAGTAAACTCCTTGACTCTCTGAGTTCTTCGGCCATTAATCAAATCAGACTTCAAAGCCTTCATTTCGTTTCGATTAAACAGCCATGAGTATTCTTTTTCTAGCGATCCATCCAGGGCTTTTAGCTGGCCCCTCTTTGCCGCCGCAGTTAGCGTTAATGACTTGCCGGCTCTGTCTGCACCTCTAAAGCCAGAAGCCTGAAACGTAACATCGCTAAGATTGTTGAAACGTCTTTGCCACCCAGTTGCGCCTTCCCTTAAAAACTCGCCAGTTGTTTGCTGAAGAAGTCCCACATCTTTTACGCCAAAGGTGTAGCCTCCCTTCTTCATGTGTTCTCGTAAAGCAAGCGCCGTATTGTCGGCACCAAAATTAACGACAGTGTTTGCGGCATCGCCAAAGTTTAGTAAGGCAGAGTATGGGTTTCCGATAGTCCCCATATAGGCAGCCTTCCTCATGTTGGAAAGCCAGTTATCTGGGGCTTGAACGCCGCGAACAACAAGACTCCGCATTAAGTCATCTGCAGCCATTATTGCCCCGTCGCTTGCTCCGGCATTCCTCAGTGAGCTTTCAAGCTGGCTAAAGGGGGCCTGCCCTTCCTCTATCTCTCTTTGAACTTTCTTCTGAGATTTTTTTCCTGTAATTCTGTTCGAGTTGTTTTCTAGTTTGAAAGCCTTGTGCATTTGAATTACGGCATCATCTCTGACGATTTTATCCCGCATGACAACCAAAGGGTTTTCATACGACAGCGCTTCAGAGGCAGACTCTAGTTTTGGCCTACTAATCGACTTGCTATTTTCGTCAGCGGCCCGCCTCAAAAAGCCTCTTCTTTTGAACAGGGACGCCCTGTTAGATTCCTCCAGCCTTTGAGACGGAAAGTAAAGCGGGTCGTCGTTAAGCTCTCTTTGAACGTTCCGGCGATAGTCGTTGGCTTGTGTAAGCCTTAGCTTCTGAAGAACTTGAAAGCCTTTAAATTGCTCTGGAGTAAGTAGCTTTTTGAAGCTCTCAAAAGCTTCTAGTCTTTCGTCGGCAGAAACCCTTCCGCTAGTATTAGAGAAGTTAAGCATCTCCATCTTTATGCGGCCGGATCTGTCGTTTTGAACAACCTTTCCGAAGGCTTGAACCTCCGGAAGTGAAAACGCCTGATCTACAGCCTGTTGATTTTGAGCCATGCGGGTGGACATCTTTTGCATGCTGCCAGCAAATTCAGGCCCAACCCTGTCTTTTGCCACATTTACAATCGACTCTAACTTGTCTTCCCAGAAGTTAAGAAATCCGAAATATCCCTCTTTCTTTCTAAGGGCTTCGTCGGTAGATTTGAATGTAACGCCTTTGTTCAGCCTGCCTCTAACGTCTTCTATACTTTGCTTTGCATAGTTAAGATCGCCACGCATTTTTCCTGCCTTCATTTCTGATTGCATAATCCTAGATATTGGAACCTGCATTTCTTCAGAAAGCTGCTTGTATATACCAGATATCTCCGTCCCTTCAGGCATCCTCCCTACCTGATTGTAGAAGTCGACAACCATTTCATCTGCTCGTAACTGAGCATTTCCTACAACGCTTGTCCCCGAAAGAGCGCCCTTGCTCGTGCGAAGCGCCTGGAGCTTTTGCTCTTCAGCCTCTACAGCCGCACGTAATGCCGCATCAAGCTCCAAATCCTTGCCTACAGTTCTGCCTCCAATCGCCCCAGCGCCGCCAGTAAGCGCTACAGCGCCTATAGCTAATGGGTTCTTGGCTGTCTCAGCTACGTTTTGAAGTCTTTCTTGTACGCCGCCCTCGCCTTCAGCGAATTGGTAAGTGGCTATTTCCCCGGAAGTAACTCCAGCTTGACGAGCTGCGCCTGAAGCGCCAGTAGTTCCAACGCCAGCCATCTTTGCCAATCTAACGGAGGGTATCAGGCCCGCACCAACTCTTATGCCTAGATCAATTGCCCTATGATCTTCTGCAAATTCTTTTTCTATTCTTCTCATTTTCGACAAAGATTTTTCGTAATCTTCGCCAGTTACCTTTGAGTAAATAGAGGCCGCAGCTTCATCGCCAACGATCCCAATCGTAAGCCCTTCGGTAATTGCAATCCCAGTGCCTATAGCCTCTTCGCTTATATCTTCGGCATCAAAGATGTCAGCATCTATTTGCTCTTTTATAGGCTTAAGGGAATCAAGAATGTCTTGCCTCCCCTTTTCTTTTGCAATTTTTTCTATTTGCTCTAGCTTTTCTCTTTGCTCCAGTCGGTCTCTGTATAAAAGCTGATCCTCTCTTTCTCTTTGAAAGAGCCTGCTTTCTCTAGTGGATATTTTATCTTCGGGAATAGGCAGGTTATCCAGGGCTTCAATAACGTCATCTCGGCCCTTTGCCTCGGCAAGTTTGCGTATCTTGTACGCCATTGATTGCTGCCTAAAGTTCATTAGCTAAGATCCGACTCTAGAGCTTGTAAGAGCTTTTGAAGTTCATCATCTATTGATTCTGTTGTGGGGGTTTCCTCGCCAGAACTCTTCATGAATGCCTCTTCAACAGCTTGCTCAAATGTCTTGCCGTCTTCCATAATTGACTTTACTTTCATGGCTCTTTTCATGGCTATGGATTTGCCTTCTTTTAATTCGTCAGCTTCATCATAGTCAAAGTCTTTTTCTTCCATAACACTGACTAAAAGGGCCTCAGCAACATTATCAACCATTGACGCGCTAAGAGTAGGGGCAGGCTTAGGGACTCTTGAGACTCTGTTTAAAACCGCGTTGTGCGCGGAAGCAGGGGCTGACTTCGCAACTTTATTAAGGGCATCTATTTCAGCATCATTAAAGCCTATGTCTTGAAGTTCTTGGTCTGTGTACTCGAACTTTCCAGCCTCCTTTTTTCTTAAAGCTTCTTCTTTTTTGTTTTCTAGCTCTAAATTTTCAACTTCAATTTCTTTAAACAAATACTCTTTATCGGGGTTTTGCGCTAAAAACTCCTCTTTAGAAACTTGCCCGCTTCTAATGCTGTTTTTAATTAACAAGTCTTGATTCGCTGCTCGAGAAACCTCGTTCGATAGATTTTGGAAATCTACGTTTTTCTTCCATTGGTCATGTCTGGCAACGGCCATTTCAGCTTGATCTACACTAATGTCAAAACGCTTTGCGGCTCTTTCTGCCTGAAGTTTTTTTTGCTCTGATGTAAATACATCCTGCATAACATCTCTTGAAATGTTTCCAACAACCATTGGGTCAAGCCGACCTTCTTTTGCAGCTAAATTTGCTTTTGCTTGAAGTTCAGAAATTCGCTTTATTTTTTCAGGATCGGGCAGATTCGGGTTGTTTTGAACATCATACATCTGCTCTTTTATAGAATTAATTTCAACGCCAGACTCATATCTAGCAGTTTCCTTTACATCTCTAGAGACACGGGCCATTGACTGCCTAACAAGATCGGCGCTTTTTTCGTCTGTTGCCATCTTGGAGTAAGAGCCTAGAGCTTCTTCATACATCTCAGGCGTAAGCTGGCCAGATGCCGCCATTTGCTCTAACCCAAGAAGCCCCTTCTGAAGGGCGTCGGTTCTTTTCTTTTCCCTCAAGTCGCCGGGTAAGCCGCCAATCTGACGGCCAAGCTCAAACATCCCTTGCGCCATTGTGGGATCTGTTAGCTGTTTAACAATGTCTCTGCCAAAACGTGCCATTACAATTCTCCTTAATTAATCTAGGATGTTTTCTAGCAATCCACCGACAAGCCCAGATCCCAGACCTCCAGCAAGATTGGCTCGACCAAGTTGCGAAGCAAGCAAGATATCCAAACCAGAAGCTGTGGCCTCTCCGAATAATCCAGTGCCATAAAGTTGCGCTTGTTGCTGTGCTGCCGCTGCAGTTTGCCCTGGGGACAATGCTGCAATCAATTGTTGCTGAGGAATGTAAGATCCAGCAAGTGCGCCTAATCCTAGCTGCTGCCTTCCAGCTTCTAGCGCCTGAGATCCTTGTAACAAACCTTGCCCGCCAACTAACGCCTGCAGTGCTTGCGCCTGTTGAGCCGCACTTAGACCCTGAGCCTGTCCTGCTAGGCCGGCCCCTAGGCTTGCGTAGTCCATGCCAAGACCTGCTTGTTGGGCCTGCAATCCTCCTGCTAGTTGAGCAAGTTGCGCTGTTTGCCCTGCCGCCGTAGCTGCCCGACCTAGACCTTCTGACTGAAGCTGTGACTGAATCTGTTCTGCTGACAAACCCAACTGTGCCAGTTGAGTGGATCTTTGCTGGGCTTGAGACTCCAAAGCTGACTGAGCCTGTTGTGCTTGCAATCCAGCACCGGCAAGTTGCATTTCTCGACCAAAGCCTTCCGCTTCTAACTGGGCTTGCATCTGCTCTGCACTTAAGCCTAGCTGAGACAGCTGCGCCGCTCTTTGCTGCGCTTGAGATTGCAACTGACTTGATAGCCCCGCTTGACCGCTAAACATACCGCCAAGTGTTTGAGCTTCCCCAAGAGCTTGTTGACGCTCCGACTGGGCCTGTTGTATAGCCGCAAGAGACGCTCGATCTTGCGCTTCTTCCTGCGCTTTTGCCAAAGCCATTTGCTCAGGAGTTCCGCCATACATAGCCGTACGCACACCTAAACGGCCTTGAGCCGCTAGTCGCTGCTCTAGCTCTAACCGCTGTCGCTCTTCTTCAGGTCGTTGCGTAGCGCGAATACGCTCAAAGACTTCTTCTTCTCTAGCCTCAGTAGGTTGAAGAAGATCTGTCGCAGCTTGTCCTGCAAGACCGCCGTATTGCGCTCTGAGCGCTTCTACGTCCTCTGGAGCGGTTGTTTTAAGTCCAGCCATACCCAACCCTAGGCCGCGCTCTGCAAGCTGTCCTGCGGCTCTACGGACGTCTGGAAGCTGTATGTCTGAGAATGTCCCAGTTACATCGGTTACTGGCCCGCCTAAAACACCAACTTCTCCAAGCCCAAGACCTTGAGTAGCCGCACTAATTGCCTGCTGACCTAAACCAGATATGCCTTCTGGTGGTCTTTGAGTTATTAACTCAGGAACCTGACCTGCAAACTGACCTCTTAGTAGGTTAATGTCGGCAGGCTGTGCTGCTGAAGCGCCCATAAACTGCCGGCCAAGACCTGCAGCTTGCGTTGACGCAGCTTGAGTAGGATCTACGCCAAACGCTGGCTGACCTATCATTCCAGATCCTTGTGTTAAAAGGTCTGTTCCAGCCGCTGTAAGTTGCTGGGCAGGAGTTAACCCCAAAGTTTGAAGTGGAGACAAATAGCTTTCAGCCTGAGTCATTAAGGCTTGCTGCATTTGCTGCTGAGGGCCGCCTAAAGCTAATGTGTACTGCCCATCATCACCTGCCGTAAACGTACCACCTGTTGCGCTTGTTACGGTATAAGGCTGAAATTGGGCTTGTTCTAGCTGAGTTGCTGCAAGCTCATCTGCAAGCGTTCTCCCCGTTGTGCCTAAAGTCCCAAGGTCACTAAAAGCCGTTTGCAAAAGGCCCGTGCCAACTCCGCCTATTAACCAATCTGGTAATGCCATTAGTAAGTACCCCCATCAATTGTTCCTGTTGACAGAGTTCCCGTGAACGTCAGTGCAGGAATAGTTACTGTGCCTGTAAACGTAGGCGATGCAAGGTCGGCCTTCGTAGCAACGGCTGTAGAAATCGCATCGAATTCTGTTTCAAATTCAGCGCCCTTAATGATTTTGCCGCTGTCACCGGAAGGTAGACTGTCTTTCGCGGCAAAGTCTGTAGTCTTTGTATAGTTACTCATAGTACTTTACCCATTAGTGCTAATACGTTTATCTCTTGGAGAGACAAAGAAGATCCATTTATGTCTGCTTCCAATCCAATCGTGATTACTCCGCCGCCGCCGGTCGTGTTGATGCCTCTTCGAGACGTAAGATCGCCTCCAGTAAACTCAACAGTTGTGTTGAATTCGCTTTCGTTGTAATAGCCGGTCACCTGATTACCTACAGTAAACTCTGCCGTCTGAAAGAAAGAAGCAAAGTCATACGCCCACTTTAGAAATACAACGGCACTGTTAGCGCCCACGATTGTAGGTCTTAACTTTTTAAGAATCTTAAGTTTAGAAGGGTCGCCAAACGTTAAGCCGGGGCCGTAGTATTTAAACCGATACTTTGCTCCATTGTCTTGATAACTGCTATACGTGCTAATGCCATTGCCATTGCCAATAAGCAATGTGCCGTCTTCCTTGCGACCATAAGCAGTAAAGCCTGTGCCAGGCCATCGAGTTGTTCGATACGATCCGTTTTCAATCGTACCCCTTACGTCAAAACAAAACGTCGTGTCTTGCGATGTAAACGTAAGTAAATAAAAGCCCTCTTCTGGGCTGTATACACTTCTATAAAACTCCGATTCATTTTGAAGTAAAGCAATAATGTCTTTAGTAATGTTTCCCGACAGGCTGCTTATGGGCATAGACTTTTCTTGTATTGTTCGCCCAAAGCTCTTTAGTCCCGTATGAGATAAGAACAGCACGTCTGTACCTGTATACTGCACTGTATCCCTATCAACGCAACCTACGCCCGCTACGGTGTCAGACAACGCCATAGTTGCTGGTGCTTCTGCCCCTGAGTAAACAACAATACTGTGTTTCCCAAGGATAATAAGAAGGCTGTTGTGTGCGGCCAAGGCAACAATTTCGTCATAGCCATCAGGCCATACTTTAGAGATATCAATAGAACCGCTAGTACCGCCAGACCAGTCATGCCCAATTAACAAGTCAGACCAGTAAACAGTAGATTTGTCACTGCTAAAATCGGCAGTCCAAAGTCGCCCGTAAGCAGATAGAACTTCATTGCCATACATCGCAGAAGAAACACCAGCAGCGCCAGAAACAGTGCTTAGTTTAATAACAGATCCGCCAGCATTGTCGTAAACAAGCGGTTCGTGTCCGCGCTGAAAGAAATAAATCTTGCTGTTAAAGTTGACTATCTTCCAGTTGTCAGCAGATACCGTATAACTGCCGGGAGTTTCATTAGCTAACGTAGTCGTGCCGCTTAGTATCTTATTATTGCCCACAGAAAATATTTTGCGATTACCGCCGCTATCTTCAAACTCTTTAATAGCTCGTATCTTGGCTGTCCCCAACTCTGTCTTTGTAGTAGTTAGGACTTCGTGGCCTTTCCGAGACGCAATACGGCCCCGCTTGTCAATTACTGCGTTATCAGCAATCTCAGCAAACGAGGGGTCTTGTGCTATCGGAGAATCTTCTGTGTTGATTCCCTTAAACGCTGGAGCGACAAGATTGATGCTTTGTAATGGTTGAGCCATAGCTACCTCACGGCGTATAGAAGATTACTTCTTCTGGGTGCTTCTGAGCGTCTAGCGCAATAGCATCGGATAGATACTTGTCCGCAATAGCAAAATACTCAGGGGCTGATGTTCCGCCTGTCTCTCCTCTTTCCCTGGCTAACAATGCAATTGCCAAATGAATGACTGGCATAGACGGAATCGCCATGCTGTCATCATTAGCAGACAAGTCAGCCTCTCGCTTTACGCAGTTAAACCGAATTGTGTACGCTTTGTCGGGCGTTGGATAGATGTCAATTTGAGTATCACCATTGCTGTCTACGCCGTTGTACGTGTAGCAAGTAGGCGCACTCGTACGTGGCTCAGAGATAAGGTATGCCTCATCAAAAAACGTAGCCGTCTTATACTCCATAAACAGGTTTGACGTATCGTTTATAACGTTTAACGCCTTAATCCTATTTTGGCTGCCGGTAAGCACGTAGTTAAACACGTCGCTGCTAGTTGTAATCGTTAGCGTTGTGCGGAGCGCAGACCAATCCCAAGCATCTTCTACCATGCGTTTAGCATCGTTTACAAAATCACCTACCATCTTTGCGTAAGTGCTGTCCTGCACAGAAGCAACTTCTTCCTCTCGAAGCCGCCTCAACACATTATTTACTAAGTTTAGATAAGTCATTATTTGTTCCTATCTACAATCATCTTGGTAAGCAAACCGCCCATCATTTGGTTTGCCGATTGTGGTTGCGGCAATACTAAAGATTGAACTTGTGGTGCCTGATAATTAAGCCTCGCCATAAAAGGTGTAAACATGCCGCCGCCACCGCCGCCACCGCCACCACCGCCGCCCTCTTCTGGCTCAGGCTCTCCGCCGCCCGAAGGAACACACTCGCCAGTTTCTGGGTCTCGAACAAAACCTTCAGGACATTCTTCTTCAGGCTCTGGCTCGGGCTCAAAACTTGGGCAAGGCGTATCTGGATCTGTCGCTGTGCCATCAGGGCACTCAGAACAAAGCGGCCAATCTAATGCGCCATTTTCACAAGCTTCTGGTTCTGGCTCTGGCTCCGGCTCATCCTCTCTAAATGGATAGCACTTGCCATCTTTGCCTCTAACAAATCCTTTAGGACATTGCTCTTCTTCTTCCTCTTCGCCATCATCAGGCCCCGGATCAGGCCCCGGAGCAGGCTCTGGTTCTGGCTCAGGCTCCGGCTCAGGCTCCGGCTCAGGCTCCGGCTCAGGTTCTGGTTCGGGTTCCGGTTCTGGCTGGCCAATTGGATAACATTTGCCATCTTTGCCTCTAAAAAAACCTTTAGGGCATGGTTCCTCTTCTCCGTCGTCAGGCCCATCACCATCTGGAGGAGCAGGCTCGGGCTCGGGTTCTGGCTCGGGCTCGGGCTCAGGTTCCGGTTCTGGCTCAGGAGGGTCTGTAGTAATTACACAATTACTACCTTGTTTGTCAGCTTTTGGCGTTACACCATCAGGACACATTCCAAAGTCGCCATCATCTTCAATAACTTCACCTTCGGGCTCTGGCTCTGGCTCTGGCTCTGGTTCTGGCTCAGGTTCCGGTTCTGGTTCCGGTTCTGGTTCCGGTTCAGGTTCTGGTTCCGGTTCTGGTTCTGGTTCTGGCTGAGGAACAATGCAGTTTCCCTCATCATCATAAACGCCATTTTCACCAGCTTCTGTTCTGCAAGGATTGCCTTCTGTGCGATCTATAGGCGGATCTTCACACTCGCCAAGAGTTTCGTTATATACCTGCTCGCCTGTGCAATCTATTGGCGCTTCAACACATTCTCCATTTTCATTTACAATGTACTCATCATTTATGCACTCGCCACAACGACTGGTTCCGCCTTCTTCTGCCGGTATATGTTTTCTATTTAAGCTAGCGCACTCTTCTTCTGTTGGGCCTATAGGCGCTTTCTTTTCTGGCTCGCACTTTTCTGTTTGTTCAGAGAAAAAATATTCTTCTTTACATGGCCCGCAGCTTCCGTCCTCATTAACGGTAGCATTAGGGTCGTTACATTCTTTTGGTAGTTCTTGATTTGCTCTAGCGCAATACTTTTCGTTGTTTTTTTTAAACTCATCATCTTCGCAACTTGCTGCAAGCAAAAATGGGTTGTCTATTTCTAATTCTTCTCTAACTCTGTTAGCAACAAGAACTGAAAGCCAAGGGCCTAAAATACTTCTTAACTCGTCATCTAAATCGCCAATAGTCCAAGACCCGGCAGTTAAATCTCCCCATGCTTCCCTTACAGCTTCTACTGCACCTTCTACCTGTTCTTCTATCCATCCTCCGGGATCATCAAGAATGTCACTAATACTTCCGCCAATTTCTTCAACTTTTTTAATAATATCTCGAAGAGTGACTCCAGAAATTCCTGGAGGCATAGGAATGCCTAAATCAATAAGATTCTCAAGCCATTCAAAATTTATACAATCTTGCCAACCCGGATAAGTTGTTCCTGTCTCAGGATCGTATGATCTTCCCGTCCATTTATCTTTTCCACAATCTTCGGAAACGTTAATGGCAGCCCTTGCCATGTCCATAATTGTGTCATAAACATCTTGAGGAGATGTTGGTATTGAACCTCTTACTTCATTAAAAATATCTTTAACAACGTCAAAAACATCTTCAGTTATTTCTGCGCCTTCTTCTTGAAGATCAGAAAAAATTTGATTCCAATCAATTTCTGTTTCTTCGCTTTCGTCTTCTTCATTTTCTTGAGAAGCCAACCATTCTTCATAGCCGCCAGCATCATTAATTTGATTAATAAAATTTGCTAATTGTTCAAGAGCCTCAAGAGTTACTCCGGTTGCTAAAGAAATATCAAAAGGAGCATCTGGATTCATCCTAATAGAGTTAGCCTCTAGGATTTCTTCCATAGTAGGATCAGCCCAAATAGCTCCTAGCTCAGATTGGCCTATGCCACCTAGCATGCTTTCAAGGCGCGCTCTAAGAGCATCTTCTTGTTCAAGATCCTCAAATTCTGGAGGTACGTAAATAGACATTCTTTATTTCTTCCAGTTAGCCAGGCCACGCAGCCCGAAAGAAGCCGCTACAGCAGCTCCTAAGAAACCTTTGTACCAATCAGGCATCTGATCTAGTACGCGAAAACCTTCCATTACCGTAGGCACCATGCTGGGAAAGAACGCAAGGATGCAAGGAATAGAAAACAAAATCGTAAACCATTCGTCCTTCCATGAACTGCTTGCGTTGTTTGCATGAATATTTTCCCAATTACTGTCTTGCTTAATTGCTTCTAGCTTACGCTCGTGTACCGCTTTCTTCTCTTCAGCCTTATGCTCCAGATAACCACCAATAAGGTTAGTTAGTGGGCCAAGTAGGGTTTGCCACATTATCTAGCAAACTCTAGGATAGCGATTGCCATAGTAATCATCACTGCTACCATGCCGAACCCACGAGCCATTATCGCCTCTAGTCGATCAAAGCGCTTACTGTGTTCGTCAAGTTGCATCTGAATCATTTCGTAGCGAATACTACATTCACGCTCGTGAGCTTCTAACCGACTTATTGCTTGCTCTAGATCAGACATAACGAATCCTTACTTCTTTGCGTGGCCGACGTTAACAGCCATGATGTCAATAAAACGATACAACTTTGCTATCCATGCGTCGTCCTTGGGCGTAGGTGTTACTGCTGCAATAATTGAGCAGACACTAATTACCATAGGAGCCACTGAAGCAAGATCAGCCAATACCTGCATTACCACGGTACACCGTCCTCAGTCACAGGGTTCTTCTGCTCTTCGATGTTAGCTGTCAATGACGCCTCAACAGCATCCTTGTCCACATCGCCATCAAAGCACCAACCTAAAACCATCTCTTCAGTTAGGTCTGCGTAACTTACGAAGTCATCAGCAGATGCGTCAGGTGTAAACGAGCAAGTGCTGTACGCAGAAGCATAGTAAGTTTCCTCACCGACAGTCTCTGAGTCAGTTACACGCCAGTGGGCAACAATAACGCCCCCGTCCGCCGTATTGCTTTCTAGTGTCGATATGGTCCATGTAGCCATTAGCTAGCTCCTTCAAGCTGTTCAATACGAGATTTGAGGTTTTCGATAATTTCTTGCTGGTCTTGAATGGCTTTAACAAGCGTTGGAAGCATGTCGCCCATCTTTAACCCCAGCTTAGTTTCTGTTTCGGAATACTTATAGTCATGGACTAGCTCAGGCATAACTTCTTCGACTTCCTGAGCTACAAAACCTATGATGTCGTTGCCGTCGCCGTTCTTCCAATCAAACCGTCGTGGCTGTAAGGCAAGAACAGTATTCAGTCCCTTGTCTAAATCACGGATGTTTTCCTTGAGAGATTCATCAGAAATAGCAGTAATGCTTGTGCTTGTTGCATAAATTGAGCCAGCGTAGTTTACAAAGAATCTATAGGCAGAAGCGCCTGTTGAATAAATCTGTAAGCCATCTTGTGCTGACGTACTTGACTCTCCGACAATCATTAATTTTCCGTCATCATCGCCAGAGGTAGTGGGCTTAGTAAGTTTTATGCCAGCGCCAGCAGTCCCAGAAGAATTAGTGGTACCAACCAGCAATGTACTGGCGTGAGCAGTGCCTGACAGGTGAAGGTCTTTGAAGCGATACGACCCAAGACCTATGTCAATGTTGCTATCATCTACCGCAGTATTACGCCACGGCAAAATAGCATTATTTGCATCATTAAAAGTAATGCCACAGATGCCAGTGCCTATGAACATATCACCGCCAGTATTGCCAATAATGCCAACATTACTGCTGTCTTTATAAAATTCAAGAATCGACCCGTCACTGGACAAGCGGTTTAACGCCAGCGGCTCGCCACCACTTCGAGTGATCCATGCCTTTCCAGCTACACCCGCATTGTTAATCTCGACGCCTGCTGTGCCAAAGGCTGAACCAGTCTTACCAACCATCAAGTTGCCAGTGCTATCTATACGCATAGCCTCCGTGCCTGTTCTTGTTGTAGTATTCCCTGCTGTATTAAATGTTATTGCAGTAGCACAATTGTACGCCGAAGCGCCTCCACCTATGTCTACCCTGTTTCCTGATGAGTTTGCAAAGTATTGCAATACCTGAAAACCTTCTGTCTCTGTTCCAGAGTCGTATTGACGGGCTAATAAATGCCCCTCTTTATTTGTATCGTCAGTATTGCTGTTGGCAAGAATTATGTTGGAACCGTTTACAGTAATAGCGCCCGTTACGTCGACATTACCAGCAAACGTAGCTGTGCCATCTGATGTAAGCCTTGCCTTTTCACCGCCACTAACAAAAAAAGCAGTGTAATCTTGAGAGGCAATCTTTATTGGATCGTTAGACGTTTCTATTGTGCCAAAACTATTATCGTTAAAAACTTGCATGTTACGAGCATTGTCTGCACGGTTAAGCTGTATTTTGTTTCCACCTTTTGCAATAACTGTGCCAGATTCCAACGTAAGAGTTTCAGTGTCTGATCCTGCTGTCATCGTGAAAAAAGCTAACTGACCGTCTTCAGATCCTCCAGTAGCGTCTTTGACGGAACTGGCGATGGATGCGTAGTTTGTTACGTTTCCTCCTGCGTCATCCCCACGGAACCGTATTAATCCTGTAAGATCGTTTGCGGCGGGAGAACCAGAGTCTCTTTGTAAATCTAATACTGGGCCTTTACTAGCATCCGCATCAGTACTTACCAAAACCATTTGAGGCGCGTTATCTGCGGTTGTAATAGTCATTTTGGCAGAAGATGTAATTGATCCATCTACTTGCAAAGTAGAAGCCATATCCACAGCACCGTCGATGTCTACAACATCAAGGTTAGTAGTACCATCTACATCTACGTCCCCAGAAATGTCTAGGTTTGTAAAGACCGATGTTCCGACTGCTGTAATTTTATCGTTAAACGTAGCCGCACCAGCCGCTGACATATCAAGGGTAAGGGCTGTAATCGTTGCACCGCCATCGTTGCCTCTAAGTCTTATATCGTCATCAGCGACTGTCGATATAATGTCTACATTCGCACCGTCAGTGATCTTAAACTGCATTTCTTGAGTGCCATCAGCCTTAATGCGGACATCTCCACCCGAAACATCAAAGGTTAAGTCACCTGCAACGTCGAGGGTCATATCTGCACTACAGTCGATTTCTGCACCGTCAATCGTGATGTTGTCCACGGTAACGACTCCGGTAGTAACACTAGTAGGATTAGTACCTACCTCGATAACAGTACCGCTTGCATTTTCTGTATAAAGGCGCTTGTTAGTCAGGTCTAATGCGGGTTCGCCTTGAACAAGATCGCCAGTCGTAGGTGCGCCAGAACCATTCTTGAGTTTAATCGTGGTCATTAATAAGTTCCCCCGTCAACAGTTGACAGTGTAGTAGTAATAGAAGTTGTGCCTGAACCTGTAACTGCTCCAGACAGAGTAATCGTTTCGTTGCCAGTTATATAGCCTGAGTTGTTAGTTAGGACAGAAATATTGTCCCCACTCTGTAATGCACTATCAGCCAGTGCGCCTTGTGCTGCCGTAGCGTAGTCAGCAGAACTAAAGGCTTTAACCTGTGCAAGGTTAGTTACCTCAGAGTCCATTAGCGCACCAGCCGCTGTGACGTTAGCTGTATCCGTTACGTCTGCGCTAGCCTCGATACCGTTAAGCTTCGTATGATCTGCATCAGTAAATACATTGGAATCTGTTGCTGACTCTACAAGCGTCCGTATTTCAGCTGCTGTTTGATCTGCCGTAGCACTTGCTTCAATTCCATTTAGCTTTGTGTGATCCGCATCGGTAAACACATTAGAGTCTGTAGCCGCTTCTACTGCCGCCCTTATCTCTGCGTTGCTTTGGTCTGCCGTAGCACCTGCCTCAATGCCATCTAACTTGCTATGGTCTGCGTCAGTAAAGACGTTAGAATCACTTGCAGAGCCAACCAATGTGCGAATCTCTGCGGCTGTCTGATCTGCTGTAGCGCTAGCTTCAATACCGTCTAGCTTAGTCCCGTCTGCGGCTACGTCACGGCTATCAACAGTACCGCTAAGTACTACATTGCCTGTGATATTGACGTTACCTGTACCTGTGATGTTATTACTGTTTAGGTCAAGATTGCCGCCTAGTTGTGGCGTAGAGTCACCCACAAGATCCGGGTTAATACTGTTCCACGTGGAACCATCGTAGATTCGAGTTGTGTTGTCGCTAGTATTGAAGTACCAGTCACCTACCGTTACGGCATTGCCATTACCGTCAACAGTAGGGTTAGAAGAAGCAGTGCCAAGGTAAAGACCATCAATTGCTTCTTTAGCTGCCTCTGCCGCTGTCTTCGCTGTTTCTGCTGCAGTCTGAGCAGTTTGAGCTGCAGTAGCGCTGGTCGCTGCATTAGTTGCGGATGTACTGGCAGAAGTGCTGGCAGAAGTGGCAGAAGTGGCAGAAGTTGCTGCCTCTGTAGCCTTGGTCGTTGCCGTTGCTGCTGATGCTGCCGCATTAGTTTCTGCCGTTTCCGCGTTTGTTTCTGCTGTTTCTGAAGCTGTTTTGGCTACTTCGGCTGCCGACTGCGCTGTTTCTGCGGCAGTCTTGGCTGTATTTGCTGATGTTTTTGCCGCTACTGCTGCATTCTCTGCAGTTTCGGCATTGGTTTCCGCAGTCTCAGCATTAGTCTCCGCTGTCTCTGCATTAGCCTGGGCAGTTTGTGACGCAGTCTTAGCTGTTTCTGCTGCTGCTTGTGCGGTTGCTGCAGATAACGCAGATGCCGCAGCCTCATTTGCTTTTGTAGAAGCAGTCCGAGCCTCTAGCGCTACCTCAGACGCATACGTGTCCGTACTAGCATCGCCAGATCCACCTGTGCCACGAAATAACGCCATCGACTACTCCTGCAAAAGAAAAGGAAAAGGGGCCATTGCTGACCCCTAAACTCGTTACTCGGCGATTGCGAGTACGAAACCAGCTTCAGGTCGGTATACCTGAACACCGTACAGGCAGTCAGCCGTGTACAGAGTTGAAAGGTATTCCTGCTTGTACTGAGTTTGCGAACGTACAGCTTGCTGTTCTGCCATGATGACGGCATCAGAGTGGAACAGAAGTGCAGCACGAGTGTCGATAGAAGACGCGGTGTTGTCGCCAGCTGCTTCAATAGTGCGGCAGTTAGCTGAAACGTAGACGTCTACACCATAAAGGTTACCGATCAAGCCAGAGTTTACAGCTTGGCCCGTTACAAAGTCAGAAGACACGTATCGGTCGATACCCATGATGGTATTACGAACAGAAGGAGGAATAACAAGCGAACGTCCGTCCATAGGCACGTTGTTGTCATCAAGCTTCTGAATCATGTTACGGAAAAACGCATCAGTAAATACGTCTGCCGCTACCATGGTATCGTCAGTGTACTGAGTAGTAGTACCACCATCGTTAAAGAAACAACCAGTGTGCTGATAGTCAGTAGCAGCTGGGCTGAATACAACAGAGCCGCCGTCACCAAAACCAGTACCTGCTGCGTGTAGATCGTTGTCGATCTGAACGGCAAGAGCATAACCAGCATCTTCAGTATAAAACTGACGAAGGCTAGAAAGCGCCTGTACTTCAACAATGTCTTCAATAAGACGTGAGTATTCGAAGTGACGATCAATATCGATTGTCAATTCACCTTCGGTGTTTGCAATAATAGTAACTGCAGTATCAGCAGCTTTAGCATTTGCATCACCACGAACGGGCTTAGGTACGTGTAACTTGTCGCCCTTTTTACCTGACATAGCCAGCTTTTTAACAAGCGGAGCCATCTTCAAGTTTTTCTGATAAGCGGCAATAATTTCATCCGACCAAATTTCTGGGATAAAAGTATTTGCCTCAGTTTTTGCGGTAAAACCCCCAGTTCCGGGGTAAGTTGCAGTAGCCATGTCAATCTCCTATAAGATTATTTGACTCGACCCTCTGCATACGCTTTTAAAATGTCATCTGACATAAGGCGGTATCGCTCGGGGTCTGTTTTCATCAGTTTAATAATATCAGCCCTGCGATATTGTTTTTCACGAGTCTTCTCGCTACTGCCTTTCGTGTTGCCTGTACTAGCTGCCTTGAGTTGTTGCTTCCGCACTTGTTTTTCAACATTTGCGGTTTGCTGTGCAACTGTTTTTCTCTCCTTCCAGAGATTAAACAATTCATCAGCAGCTTCAGCATTATACTGTTGGTCAGCTTGTACAAATAACTGAGTCCTAATCTTTGAGGATTTGATCCAATCAGCAAACTTAGGGTCATTCAGAATGCCTTGCATGTCTGGATGCCTATTACTTAGCTCCGCTAACGCGGTTTGCTTTTTGTAGTTTGCTGTATATTGTTCCGCTTCCTTAATTTTAGGGTGATTCTCAATAGCACGATAAACAGCAGCCTGAGGATCTGTGAAGTAATCAATATCACTTTCAGGCTCGACATATTGCTTTTGAGGTGCCGATTGTGTCTGAGCCATAATATGGTCATCCACTACCTTACGAAGCTCACCAACTTCAACAGAATGCCGACTCATTACCTGTTCGGCTTCTTGATGCATTTGAACGACTTCTTTTAGAGACTTACCACGGTATTTCTCTGGAACATCGCTCTCAACAACTTGTTCTGCTTCAGCTTGAGGTTGCTCAACAGCCTGTTCTGGCTCTTGAATCTCATTAACTTCGTTTTCAATGCTGTCCGCATTATCCTCTTCAGGGTGCGAATCAATCATTGTTGCTCTAGACATATTAAACTCCGTGAACTAAGTCATTATGGAGATTTGTTTCTGCCAGCCTGTTCGTGTTCTCGCACCCACTTCATGTGACGACCGGGAAAGTCCCCACTATGACCCTCGAGTACGCACTTCGGGGCTGACACCATTTTAGTAGCATTAGCACCGCAACCGCACCTACTGGTTGTGATACCGCTCTCTACCATCTTTTCAAAAACATGCCCGTTGTCACAACGGAAATCGTATATTTTATACATTCATGTCTTCTTGTTCTTCGACCTCTGCCTGTTCTCGCGCTGCAGTAATCGTAGCCTCAAGATTAATTACTGTAGCAAACGCAGCCACTTGGCCTTTACGGTAAAAAAGTTCCTCTTCATTCTTTACCGATTGTATGTCTGCAAGTTGCGTGGCGTTATTAGAAAGCTCGCCAATCAACTGTTTAAATCCCTCACTGTTAAACAACTCATTATAGTTGTTAAAGTACGCCTCTAACTCAGGTGTCATGCTATCCCCTTTTAGTTCGTTGAAAACTGCCTTTTACCACGCTTTCTTAAAAAAGTCAGGCTTTTCTTGATCGCGCCGTCTTTTTTGCAATCCGCTTGGGCTGGGCAGAATGTTGTTTTCCTGCGGCAGTATCCTTGCGTTTCTTGCGCGTTGTTGCTGCATAATCTTTTGCCGATAGCGACTTAATAGCCGCCTTAGGCAAATACCGTTCGCCCGTTGCCTTTGATCCTTGCGTAGATGGCTTACCCGATTTGGTTTGCCATTTTTGCTTAGTCCATTTTTTTAAAGACTTTTGAGGCTTTTTAAGTGCCATTACTTATAGCCTCCACCCTTAGATTTATATTGCTTTGCGAGCATTTGGGCTTTTCGGGCTGACCATTGACCGGGCTTACCACCTTTGCCACTAGCTTTAATCTTGTTAAACAAGTTTTTCCGCATAGTTGGCTTAGTGTAATTACCAGCCTGATTAACCCTAGACTTTGCAGGCTTTTTCATTAGTAGCCTCGTTGACCACCAACACGCATTGGTTTTTTCTTAGGCTTTGATTTTGCTTTAGGTTTAGCTTTTGGCTTTGGTCTCATTTTATGGCCTGGCATAACAATCTCCTTACTTTTTGTGTGCTTTTTGAACAGTAAAATTTGCTGACTTAGATGAGCCCTTATGCGGCTTATAACCGCCAGAAGGGTCTTTCATTAACTTATACTCTTTACCTTGCTTCATCCAATGATAACCATCTGGAGCTTTAACTTTCATTTTGATTCACCATTTTGTCTTATGCGACCAATAACGCGCAGATAATTTACTGGGATTGGAGTCCTGAGCATTGTGTCGCGCGTAGTAGCTTTTCTTTCGCGCTTTATCCTTTGCTGTCTTAGGATTCTTTCCTGCACCTTTAACGCCCTGCTGACCAAAACGAATTGTCTTGATCTTATCACCTTGTTTCGCAACTACAACATGCGATTTAGTAGGATGGCTGGGGGTTCTCTTCGGTTTGTTGAACCCGCTTACGCCCGCGCGTCCCAGTCGTGAGTCTTTCTTTGCCGCCATTATTCAACTCCTTCAATTGGCTCAACTGGGATTTCAGCTCCTGTATCTCCAACTCCAATGGCTCCAACCTCTTGTTGAACTTGAGGAATATTGTCTGGAGTTCTCTGTCTGTTAGCATTTGCTTTTCCTTCTACTTCTTTCTCTTTAATTAAAGTCTCAGCGAACTTCATTCGTCGCTCAAACTCCTTGTCCTCAGCGTCACCTTCTTTAAGATTTCGAGTTACTGCGTTAATTCTATCTATTTCAACTTCCATTGGAACTACTTGAGCTTCCGCCGAAAGTTTCTGCGCTCTTGCTGAAGACTCTTGAGCCTGAGCGTTAAGCGCATTAGTTTGCGACTGCTGGAACTGCATCTGAGCTTGCTGCGCTGCCATCTGCATCTGCTGTTGTTGCATCTGCATCTGTTGCGCTTCCTGAGTTGGCTGCATAGCCTGCTGCATTGCTGCCAATAGCTCTTCGCGATTTGACAGGTTCATGTTGTCAATAACCGACTGCACCAGTGTCATATAAAGCGGAGAGTCTTGCCCCATCGTCTGTAGCAGTTGCACAAGCTGGGTTACTTCGTACTCACGAGCAATAATGCCCAGCGTTGAGCTAGCGTTAAACTTATAGTCAGCAACAGGATAGCTTTCTGGATCGAACTGCATATACCGATAAGCTGCTTTCTTAACAAACGGAATCAAGAAAGATTGCTGGAAGTTAATTAGTGTGCGCTTATGTCTCTTGATAACAGCGCCTAACGACATGCTGATGCCCGCTGCAGTAGCCTCACCGTTTACACTGCCCGCAAGTCCTGCTGAGTCGACCGCACCTGTAGCTTGCTGAACCATCTGTTGAAGAGCGCCCGCCTGTGCAAAGGTAATTTGATTAACCTGCCCGAAGTTAAAGGGCTGCAATACCTCTCTTGGGTCTCCATTAGTTAAGATCATCTTGCCGGGTCGTACTTCCGGTTTGGCTCCACGCGGCAAACGAGTCGCATCAATCGCCATCATTGGGTGAATAGTTAAGCTAAGTGCGTCAATACGTGCGCGTAGTTCGGTATCGAGTGCTTTTTGGCTGTTGTAGCCCTTTTCGCAGACGCCGCGACCCCAAAATCGCCCTGGCACTACGTCCCAAGGGAAGGCGACTACTGGCCGATCCTGCATCATGTAGGGATTTGGCTCTGCTTTTAGTAGAATTCCACCATTAGCAATAACTACAATTGCTTCGACGTAGTAGCTTTCCTCTTCTGTGGCAATGTCATCGACATCTTCTAGCGCCGTATCAAGCAAATGACGCGGAACTAAACCGTAATACTTAGTTAAGCGGACTTTATCGTCGTTATAGATCGTAATGTCTTGATCTGGCTCAAGATCGGTGTCTGCTGCGGCCGGGCCGACGTATTCTTTGCGATATACGCCTTGTTCTTGCAACAATTCTACCGAATGACGGCTAACAAACTCGTCAATGCACACACCTAGCGCCTCATCCACGCTAGTAGCTACTGGGTCTATTAAGAAGTTTTGAGGAAGGACAGGTTTTAGCTTTACTTTGACCCGATCTGTGATGTTAATACCGACAGCTTGAAGGTCGCCATCCATAATTGGTTGGGTGGCTGGCACCATTTCCTTCATTTCTTCAATAACAATCTCGCCAATGCCCGTACCAAACACCGCAGAGTTAATTAGGCATTCTGCAACGGCTTTGCGAACCATGCAGTCTTCAAAATCTTCGGTAAGTTTGTTTCTTAGAAACTGTACGTCTTGCTTTTCGGTGTCTCCCATGTTGTCAGAGACATCAAACCACTTCCCACGGCCAAAGGTAGCCTCTTCTAATTCGGCTACATTAGACTCAACGGCCTGCTGAAGTGCAGGAGAGATGATACGGGAACGCTCAGACTTACGGTCGCTATCAGCAGGATCCCATATTCCTCGCCATAGTCTGTAATATTCTTCAAAACGGCTTTCGTAATTCGACTCATAGTAGTCGCGCCAATCCTCACATTTGGTTATTACCCAATCTTCTATAGATTGCTCAATAACAATTGGGTCTTCTTCGTTAAACTCGGCCATATCAGTACCCTGCTACCACGTCTAAGATTTCGTGGTTTTCGATTTCGTATTCGTAGTCATATGCTACGTTAGCTAACTGGTCAATATACGCGAGCGCATCAACCAAGTCATCGTGCGTCAAAGAATCAGGGAACTGAAACAGTTGGTCAAGGAATCGTGAGTTCCACTCTCCCTTGTTTAGCGTTATAAAACCGTTTTCAAAACGGCCCTGTAGCGCCCACATGATTCTATCTGTTTTCTTCTTGTTACCGTGAGTTAATTCTTCAACTCTAAAAAAATTACCATATCTTTTTTGCAAGTCAGCAAGCGGAGACATTACAGCTTGTTTAGCAATCCCTCGCTCGATACCCACACTAACGGGGCGATAATCTCTGACTGCCTGAAAAATTTTGGCTGCCGTTTCGTCAAGGCTCCAGCGTCCGTAGATAATATTATCAACAAACCAGCCATGCTCACTAACTTTAACAACGGCAATCGCAGTATCATCTAACTTCGTGTTTTTCGTTCGTTTCTTGTTGACTTCCTCAAAGCCCGCCAAGTCAACCGAAATGTAGTAGTCACCTACATCCGGCTCATCCTCACTAAAGCGTACCCAGTCTTCCTTAAACATTTCTGAACCACGGGCTTCAAATGACGCCATAAATTCTTGACGAAACGCATAACTCGACATACTGCGTTTAGCAATATCAATTTCACTCGCGTCCAGTATTGGATTGTCATAAGAAGTAAAGTGCCAAGCTTTGTACGTTTCATCATCACCAAACTCCGCGTATTTATAAAGCTCGTAAAAATGATTTCTTCCCATCGGCGTACCGATAAACATTGCACAGCCCTTTTGGTCAGCCAGGGCGGGTCTTAGAATTTGCTCGAACACATCGGGCTTCATATCCGCGTATTCGTCTAGCACTAAGAACTTAAGGCTGACACCTCGCATAGTTTCTGGTCTGTCAGCTCCCTTGAGACTAATGGTTGCTCCGTTGACCAGTTTGATCTGTAAATTATTGATGTGACTACCAGCGATAACAGGATGACCAAGCTCAAGAAGCGTCTGCCACATGATGTCTCTGGCCTGTCCTTGGGTGGGCGCAACATAAAATACGTGTCCTTTATCTGCCTGCAGTGCATTTACTATTAGCATCCACGCCGCAAGACGCGACTTGCCTGTCCGCCGTCCCGCCGCAACAATTTTAAAACGAGTATCATCTGCCCAAACTTCTTGTTGCCACGGCAGAAGCTCGATATTTAAGTCAGTCAAGCTCGTCTAGCTCTTCTTCTGTTAGTTCGCGTTCTGTTGCTCCTGCCTGCTTTAGCAAATCGTTTAGCTCAACAGGAGATCCAAACTTATACATAACCGCCGGAACAGCCCTACGGCCCGTAAGTAATTCAACCATGTCCCAACCTGCAGGGCCGGGCGGCATAGTTACATATTTATGGTCTATATCGTACTTAGTTAGCTTAGTGCGAATTGCTTTGCAGCCCGCGCACCAGTCAGTGCCTAAGACAATAACCATATTAGAAGTTTAACCTTGGCGTTGCAGTAACCAGCTCAAACGAAACAATACTTGCAAAAGATGATGAGGCTTCAGGCGTTAGATTTAGCTTGTCACCCTCTCTTAAAACAACAAAAGCGCCTAGCTCACCGCCAAATGTAATAAAGTCACCGGCAGAAATGCTTTTCCCCGACAAAAAATCTATATTTGCACTACCGTTAACCCATCTACCAGCAAGATCTTTGCTGTTACTGCCTGTATTGGCTACATAAAGATAGGTAACAATAGCATCGTAACCAGCCGGAGCTTCTACAATAGTATTACTAGAGCCTGCTGTTAGCTCATGTCCGTGAGAAAACTTCATGAATACGTCCACATAACTGGAGTTGTCTTGCGATCATCAACGTGAACGAATCCTTTTGCAACCCCGATGCCCCCAAAATTCATCTTGAGCGCCCAGTGAACAACATTCATGCGCTCTATGCCGTTAGATACTGCAATGTCTGCAGCAATTCCTTGATTATGGGTTCCGGGCGTAGTTTTTGAGGCTTCGGCAGGGTGCGTTGAGTCTCTGTAGCCCGAAGTGATGCGAAACGGAAAGCCACATTCCTCGCGCAATTGATCCAATCGCTCTAAAAATGCGTCATCCATCTCGTTTAAGTTTGTATGAGTACAGTTAAACTCTTCTAATCTAAAGAACTTCACCGTTGTCCCCATCAATTACCGTGGGTTGGATAGTAGTTGGATCAATATCTTTGACCTCTGCCGTACCCACGCCTGTTATGTTGATCTGAATAGCGGATTTGCCGCCGTTTTGGACGACATCCTTTTCAAAAGCCGCCACAGGCAGTATCCGATCCATGACTAACTTCCATGCCGCTGCCTGATTCTTGTGATCATGGTCTAACGCAGCATCAAAGATGGTATCGAGTACCCGTTTGGATTTAGGGGATGCCAGCATACGAGCCTTGTACTCGTTAATAATCGTGGCATCTCCCTTCGGGCGACCTACTTTCCCCCTTCCCCCTGGAGAATTACCAGCCAGATCCTTTTTGGATGGCCTACCTGACTCTTGTTTGCGTTGTTTGATTTCCCGCTTTCTTCGTTGAACGTAAGATTCTTCCATAAAGACTATCTAATCATCATAAAACCGTAGGAATCCATCTGACCTACTTCTTCTGGATTCTTTTTAGCGTCGTATTTTGTGGGGATACCACGCTCTTGCATTTCCTTGACCCGCTTCTTCGATTTCTCGCACATCGAATAGTATTCCGTGGGCGTATAGGAGACAGTGTGATCCTT